GTAAACTGAATAACGCTTGGGAGAAGGCCTGGGGGGTGACACGGCTGTGTCTCCGCCGCGTCAGCACCCTCAGCGATTGTGTTGGCGACATCGACATTCATTCCTTTGAGCCCCATGAAAAACCAATGAACAAGTTGGAGTGGGTGGAACATTTTTCTGAATCACACAAAAGAGTGCGAGCTAGACAAGCAATGAGCGAAGTTAAGGAAGGCATGAGCATATGCAACACTGAGGCGTTTTTAAAAGGAGATGAAGTTTTATTTCCCAAGACGGATATAAAGGATTATGAAGGAGTACCTACCCTTAAGCCTAGAGTCATCCAAGCAGTCAACCCTCATGTTCAGGCTCGTGCAGCTACTGAAGTTAAAAGGTTAATCAATCATATTAAGACCAACGTGTTTAATATTGATATTGTACATAGTATCATCCGATCTGACTCCACCCGTGTAGAAGTTACTTTTACTATAGGGTCTGGAAAGTCGGGTTCTGTATTGTCTGATTGGTTCACCCAAGCATATGAAGATCTCACATTGTCCACTAGCGATAGGTATCACACTATCTACGCTGGAGATGATTTCTTTGCCTTAGTTCGTGAGAACGGTAGGTTATATGCTTATGAAAACGATTTTTCAAAATTTGATTCTACACAAGGCGTACACGCGCTTGGGTTTGAATTCAAGTTTTTGGAATACATCGGTGGCTCACATCAACTAACCTCTCTTTTAAAAGAAGCTTTTAGCGAAACACCACGTTACTGCGTCTCAAGAAAAGACGGAATTAAGAAACGGGTACCAGCCCCAGTCCAACGACTTAGTGGTGCTCCTGATACTACTCTCGGGAACACTCTAACTAATATTGGATCCGTATTCTATTCTTTTCATTTCAGCACTTCTACGCTAGATCTTACTCATCAAAGTGATCTTGGCTTCATGACCAAGATCAAAATAATGAGTGTTGAAAATGGTCCTACTTTTCTCAAAGGGTGGTGGATGCCAAATCCTTCCGGAACTAGGTGGGTTTGGCAACCACTCCCTTCGCAGATAATAAAACTAGGGAAGGTTTGTACCGATCCGTCTCGAGTTTTTCCGAAGATGCCTGTCAATCGTGCGCATAGATTGATGGCAAAAGGAATTGGTTTAGGTTATAGTGTGGTGGATCCTTATTATCCAATATTAGGATCGCTAATTACACGATATGTGGAACTGTGTGAGGATGACGTTGCCCCAATAACGCGTCAGTACAAGGAGCAGGTGGGGGGTTTGCAAGAGCAGATTGATAGGTCGTACGCAATCAAATTGATTGAGAA